ACCATTGATGTAACAAAGTTTCCGCCTGCAGAATATAGATATTTTTCCGAACTTAAAAAATTGTATTATGCTTTTAAATTTGAGGGACTTCCTAAAGAGGAAGCTTCTCGTAAAAAGCGTATTTTGTTAAAGCTATACAAGGAAGCAATTTCTGAATATGAAAACAGGCTTAATGTTTCCAGACAATATCAGGAACACATTCGCATTGCAGAACTTAATCTTTCAAAAATTGAAAAATCCCATGATGTATATGAAATTGCTCTCCTTGCTTGTGAATCACTTGGTGCTATGATGGGAGAAGACACTTTCTATAACCGGCAGAAACAGAAAATTATGGAGGAGAAATAAATGGATGGATACATAAAATTGACAGCAAAAGAATACATGAAAGAAGCAAAGATATTACTCAGGCGAATTGAAAGAAAAAGACGTGAGGCAGAGAGTATCCGCATTTGTGAGAGTTCTCCTTCCTCACCTGCATTCAGCGATATGCCGAAAACAGCAACGCATAATCCGCATAGAATGTCCGACAGTATCAACCGTGCCATTGACCTTGACAGAGAAGCAGACGCTGCTTTTGATGAACTGTCAGCACTGAAATCAGCGTTCCTTGGATCACTGCAAAAACTGGATAACCCCGATGAACGTGATCTGATGTATAAACGTTATATTGAGTTTAAGAGTTGGAATGAAGTATTTCATGAAATGGGCTATAGTAAATCGGCCGGATACAGGGTTCACAGCAATGCGTTATCCAAACTTTAAAATTTGGGAGTTCGTGGGAGTTTACGGGACTTGAAGATACTTTCAATATGTGCTATAATATAAACTGGAAAATAAGATAGCGAACAAGCCATGGCAGAGAGATCTGCTGTGGCTATTTTTATGCCCTGATGGAGGTACAGTATGAAAGCAAGAGAATATTTAAGAACAATTCAGAAGCTTGAAAGCGAAACCAGGGAATGCTATGGACAGGCGGAATACCTGAAGAACGCCATTAACAACCTCTCAAATCAGAATGCCATTGAAACCGTTGAGGAACTTATCATTAATCTTATGGACGAGGCAGCTGATTATGCAATTCATCGTGTTCATCTGATAAATGAACTTTTAAATGTTGATGACCCAATGCAGTATACGCTTCTCCATTACCGCTACTGCCTCGGTTACAGCTGGCATAAGATCGCTTACAAGCTTAAAGTAAGCGTTGGCTTTGTGAAGAATCTTCACGGTAAGGCGTTGAAGTCACTTGACAAATATCTTGAGGAATGTTGCAATGCCGAAGAAATGTAAGCACCCTTGCAGTTATCCAGGCTGTCCGAACCTTACCGACAGCAGATATTGTGAGATGCATAAACAGCCTGACAGACCATCAGCCACCAGGCGTGGTTACAACAGCAAATGGCGTAGGCTCAGTAAAGCTTACCTCCGCAAGCACCCGATGTGTGTACGTTGCCTGCAACAAGGACGATATGTTCCTGCAACAGTTGTCGACCATATCGTTCCACACCGTAACAACCCTGTTTTGATGTGGGACGAATCCAACTGGCAAGCCTTATGCAAGCCATGTCACGATAAAAAGACATGGACGGAAGATAAGAATCCTGTTTATACATACTGAAAAGCCCCCCTGGGGGTAAAAAATCCCTAAAAATGGATAAAACACAGACCGGTGGCCCCTCTCACGCACAAAATCCAATATTCAAACACCCGATTGACCCCTTGAATATTAAAACATTAGAAAATACCGATAAAACCTGCTTTTGCTGACTTTTAAGTCAGCATTTTTTATGCCCGATTTTACAATTTTTGTTTGAATTTCTTTGATTTTTCGGAGGTGATGACATCATGGCGAAAGACGGTACAAACCGAGGCGGTGCAAGACCGGGTGCAGGCAGACCAAGAAAGGCACTCACGGAGAAAATTGCTGAGGGAAAATCGGCGGAAGTTATGATGCAACCTGCGAATATGGAATCTGCTGAAACACCGCCTGTCAGAGATTTCATGAAAGAATTACAGCGTGACGGCACAAAACTCCTTGCAGATGATGTGTATACAGAAACTTATCAATGGCTGAAAGAACGTTCCTGCGAGAAAATCGTCAGCCGTCAGCTTGTGGAACAGTATGCCATGAGCATTTCCCGTTGGATTCACTGCGAGCAGATCGTCACAAAATATGGGTACATTTCAAAACACCCCACAACGGGTGCGGCAATCGCCTCTCCCTATGTAGCGATGTCACAGAACTACATGAAACAGGCAAATCAGATCTGGAATCAGATTTTTCAGATCGTGAGGGAAAATTGTTCTGTGGAATTTCAGGGCAATCCGCAGGAAGATATGATGGAAAAGCTGCTCCGCAGCAGAAAGTGAGTATTTATGAAAGCAGATGTTCAATTCTGGAGAGAGTTAAAACAGCATCGAAACAATATGACCAAACAGCAGTATCGCACAATTAAAGGACAAGCCGTAAAAGGCAATATTGATGCTGCCCGAAAAGGAATGCTCAGAATCCAGCAGAGGAGGAATTACCGATGACCACAACTACAGAATTTCAGCTTGTTGACATCAACAAGTTAGTGCCATATGCCAACAATGCCAGAACCCACAACAAGGAACAGATCCTGAAACTTCGCTCTTCTCTGCGTGAGTTTGGGTTTGTGAATCCTGTCATTATCGACCGGGAATACAATGTGCTGGCTGGTCACGGCAGAATCGAAGCGGCAAAGGCAGAAAATATTTCAGAAGTGCCATGTGTATTTGCCGATCACCTGACCGAAGCGCAGAAGAAGGCATATATTCTTGCCGACAACCGGATGGCGTTAGATGCAGGCTGGGATGATGAACTGCTTGCTGTTGAGATGGAAGAGTTGCAGAATCTCGGATTCGACCTTGGTTTGACCGGTTTCGATGAATCTGAAATTGCTGACCTTTTCGACATTAACAGTGATGAAGCAAAACAGGACGATTTCGATGTAGACACAGAACTGGAAAAGCCCTGCAAATCCAAAACCGGCGACATCTGGCATCTTGGAAAACATACCATCATCTGCGGAGATTCCACTTTGCCTGAAACCTATACAGCACTTTTGGGTGATACAAAAGTCAATCTGGTTTGTACCGATCCGCCGTATCTTGTCAATCTGGAAAGCACATCCGGCAAGATCAAAAACGATGACCTTGACGATGAAAAGGGATATGAATTTCTGAAATCCACATTTGAGAGATTCAAGGAATCCATGGCAAAAGATGCAAGCATTTATGTGTTTTATGCTACGTCAAAGGCTCGTGTATTTCATGATGCATATGAAGATGCAGGATTTAAGGTGGGTGCAGGACTTGTCTGGAAGAAAGACCGCCTTGTTCTCACTCGCACCGATTGGAAATACATTCATGAACCAATCATCTGGGGTTGGCGTAAGGACGGCAAGCATATCTGGTATGGTGACCAGAAACAGAAAACCGTATTTGAATTTGACCGTATCAAAAACAGCAAGGAAGACGGCTGCGGACACCCGTCCAGTAAACCTGTCCCGCTGATTGCTTACCTGATTTCTCAGTGTACACAGACAAACGGCATGGTGCTTGACGGATTTTTGGGCAGTGCATCTACCCTGATTGCCTGTGAGCAGTTAAACCGTGTATGCTTTGGCGTTGAACTGGAACCAAAGTTCGTTGATGTTGCAGTGGAAAGATACATTAAACTCCATGAAGGCAGGTCTGATGATGTGTATCTGATGCGTAACGGCGAAAGAATCGAATACAAGGATGTGGAGGTGTCAGATGAATAAACCTCTCACCCTTGGCAGCCTGTTTTCCGGTTCCGGAACTTTTGAAATGGCAGGAATGCTCTCCGGTATTGTACCTGTCTGGAAATCAGAAATAGAGCCGTTTCCGATCGCTGTTACAGAAAAGCGGCTGCCGTTTATAAAGCATCTCGGAGATATAAATAAAATCAACGGTGCGGAAATCGAGCCTGTGGATATTATCACCTTTGGCTCGCCCTGCACCGATCTTAGTGTCGCAGGCAAACGTCAGGGTTTGAATGCCGCACGTTCCGGACTATTCTTTCAGGCAGTCAGAATTATCAAGGAAATGAGAGGTGCAACCAATGGTAAATATCCAGGATTTGCAGTGTGGGAAAACGTCACCGGAGCCCTATCCTCCAACAAAGGAGAGGACTTCCGATGCGTTCTCGAAGAACTCTGCAAAATTAAAACCACAGATATATCTGTTCCTAAACCTGAAAAGTGGACAAAGGCAGGAGAAATCCTGGCAGAAAATTTCTCTCTCGCATACAGGACAGTTGATGCTCAATACTGGGGTACGCCCCAACGCAGAGCAAGAATCTACCTTGTCGCAGATTTTGATGGTGAACGTGCCTCAAAAATACTATTTGAGTCCGAAAGCCTGTCTGGGTATTCTCCGCAGGGCTTCCGTTCGTGGAAAGAAACTGCCGGAAGTTTTGGAACTTGCTCTGAAGAAACAAGCACAGGGTTAGTTTTTTCAAATCACGGGCAAGATACACGATTTAAGGGTCCTGTTGAAGTAGCGGAAACAGTTTCAGCTACATATGGAACGGGCGGAAATAATCAGCCGTTTGTGGTGGAACATTTTCATAAAGCATACGGCATATGCGGAAAATACAGCAATTCCATGCTTTCCGACAATCCCAACAGCGGATTTTACGAAGCAGATACTGCAAGAACGATTGATACAAGCAATCAGTCTCCATGCAAAAATCAGGGCGGAATTGTTGTCGTTGAGGGAAATGGTTCACGTCCATCACATCATGGTGACGGATACAAGGAATCGGAAACTATGTACACACTAAACTGCACGGAAAACCATGCAGTTTCCTACGGCATCGGCAGACCTGCCATGAATCAGGGTTACAACGCACGATTCAGTTTTCAGATTGAAGAGGAAAAATCCCCGACACTTGTTGCATCAGGTGCAGGCGGAATTGCTCATCCGAAATACTCCACAAGTAAAAATTCTCATCATACCGTTGCTGAAAAGGAAAAAGCAAACACACTTGTGGCATCAGATTACAAAGATCCGCCTGTTGTCAATGACAGCACTCCTGAAATTGAATACATCGTAAGGCGACTGACACCGCAGGAATGTGCGTTACTGCAAGGTATGCCGACCTGGTGGTGTGACGATATCGGCATTGAAAATCCGACCGAAGAACAGATAAATTGGTGGCTGAATGTTTTTGAAACCTACAATAAGGCAATCGGAAAAGAGTGCAAGCCAAAAAGCCGTAAGCAGATTGAAAAGTGGCTGAAGAATCCGTATTCCGATAGTGCTGCATACAAGATGTGGGGCAATGGAGTCGCAGCCTGCAATGCCTGGTTTGTCCTTGCCGGAATCACCTATTATGCACAAAACGAGGGAAAATAATTCTACATATCCCACACTTGATATCTGTGCCATTCAGAGTTATCATGTGTACTACCAAAAAGGAGGTCAAACATATGATAATTGAATTACATTTTACAGGAAACGAACGAAAGGAACTGGTAAAGGCGGTCAGCGAGATTATCGGAGTGCCCGCCGAATATCAGTATATGCCGACCTGTGCATATAAAATCGGTGACTTTTACACTGTCACCAAAGAAGGCAATCTTGAAATCAGCGATTCAGCTGACGGAAAAGAAGTTGAGATGCTGATTGATGAACTGGTACACAGAGGCTATGATGTTCCGCTTGATGAAGAAGAAAACGGTTTGACAGTAGAGATGCCTTTGGAACTGGTTGATGATGCTACAATCGACAGGCTCAGAAAAATCGTAGAAAATAAGGGTGAACTTTTCAAGGCTGCATTCAAAACTGACAACCTTGAAATCGTCGCTGAAGCAGACAAGATTTGCTTTCCTTGGTTTACCGTTGAAAATGATGGTGATGCAGATGCCTACTGCACTTTCATTTCCATGCTCTGCGAATTTGCAAAGAATCAGAAACGTATCAATAACAAGCCTGAAACCACTGATAATCCCAAATACACAATGCGTTGTTATCTTCTTCGCTTGGGTATGATCGGTGCAAAGTACAAATCGGCAAGAAAGGCATTGCTCAGAAATCTTTCAGGCAGTTCAGCTTTCAGAAAGGCGGCAAATGATGAAGTTTCCGAATAAAAACTATCTGGCACAACTCCGAAAACAATACCCGATTGGAACGAAAATACAGCTGATTTCTATGCGTGATGAAAAATATCCCATTCTTCCGGGAACAATCGGTGAGGTCACTCATATCGATGATATGGGTTCCATACACATGAAATGGCAAAACGGCTCTTCTCTTGCCCTGATTCCAGAAGTGGATTCTTTCAAGGTTTTGGAAACCGAAAAATAAGGCAGAACCTATTCCATCGTACTGTATTTTACCATAGAAAATCAAGGAAAGCAAGACTGTATATTACACAATTATTCGGCGGATATACAGTCTGTTTTTCTGTTAATTTAGCCGCTTGATATGTCCTCCGTAATGCGGTAATATGTGATACAACGAAAGGGCAGAAAGCCCGAAATTACGGAGGAAAATACCATGAACGCTAAAACAGAAAGACAGATTGAAAACCTGAAAAATCAGACCATTGGGGTTGAAATTGAGATGAACCACATCACAAGAGAACGAGCTGCAAAGCTTGCCGCAGACTTTTTCGGAACAGGCAGATACGAATTCACAGCAAGCCGAAACGGATATAGCACCTGGTCAGCTTGGGACGCACAAGGCAGAGAATGGAAATTCCAGAAAGACGTCAGCATTGCAGGATGCGATGCTGAAAAGTGCGAACTGGTTACACCGATTCTTCACTACAGCGACATTGAAACCTTGCAGGAACTGGTCAGAAAGCTTCGCAAGGCAGGAGCAGTAAGCCACGCAGGGGTTGGGGCAGGAGTTCATATTCACATAGGAGCGAATGGACACACACCGCAGAGCCTGAGAAACCTTGCAAACATCATGGCAAGCCACGAAAGACTGATTGCAGATGCTTTGAAAATTGACCAGGGCAGAATGAACAGATATTGCAGAACGGTAAACCCAAGATTCATTGAACAGCTGAACAAAAAGAAACCCACCACAATGGCACAGTTTGCAGATATCTGGTACACAGCAAACGGTGCGAATTACGGAAGAAATCAACATTACAACGATAGCAGATACCATATGCTGAACTTTCATGCAACCTTTACAAAAAGCACAATCGAATTTCGACTTTTCCAGTTTGACAAGCCTACAGCAGAAAAGAAAAACGGACTTCACGCAGGACAATTGAAAAGCTACATTCAGCTTTGCCTTGCACTTTCCGAAATGGCAAAGGAACTGAAAATAGCAAGCCCAAAACCACAGCAAACAGAAAATCCGAAATTTGCAATGCGAACATGGCTGATTCGATTGGGACTGGTTGGTGAAGAGTTCTCCACAGCAAGAAGTTTTCTTACCAAGAACCTTGACGGAGATGCGGCTTTCAGATACGGCAGAGCCTGAAAAGGCTCGCCCTCAAGGGCAACGGGTGGCAACATCGCCGCCCACGTTGCTTTTGTGGGATAGTTTCCCTACTGAATGAACAACGCCACACAAGCCCACACAGCTCCTGATTTCGCAAAGTGTAATCTGAACAAATACCACACAAGAAAAGGCACAGATATTTTGTGGATTTAGCGGGTTGCATTCACTCCGAAAAAGAGTTAATATGTGACTACCGCAAAGCGGAATTCACAAAAAGGAAGATGCAGATGAAAAGATACTATATCGCCTACGGTTCAAACCTCAATGTCCGTCAGATGAAGTACAGATGCCCAACAGCAAAAATCGTTGGAACTGCGGTTATCAGAGATTATGAACTGCTTTACAAAGGCAGCAAAACAGGCTCCTACCTCACCATTGAAAAAAAGAAAGGTTCGCTTGTTCCGGTTGCTGTCTGGGAAGTGACTGCCGCCGATGAACACAGCCTTGATATTTACGAGGGCTATCCTAATTTCTACTACAAGAAAAATATGAAAATCAGGCTTTCCGAAACTGGGAAAATGATTGACGCTTTTGTGTACATCATGCACGAGGAACGCAGGCTTGGGATTCCAACTTCTGCATATGTCAGCACCTGCAAATTCGGGTACACCATTTTCGGATTTGATTTCAAGTACCTTGATGAAGCCTATGAAAAAAGTCTGAAAGGAGTTGCCAACAATGAAAAATGAAACCCCGACTGAAAGAACCTGCCCGAAATGCGGATGTGTTTATACTGAAGTTTCTGCACTTTCCAGAACTGATAATAAAACGCTGATTTGCCCTGACTGCGGAATCCGTGAGACTCTCGAAAGCATTGGTATTTCCAAAGAAGAACAGGAAAAAATCATCAGCATTATTCACCGTAACACAGCAGAATAAGCCAATGCAAGCCGCCACGTTTGGCTGTGTGACAATTCAGGGATTCCTCCGTAAAGTTTTCCCCATTGCAATGAAGCCCCACACGAGCCGACAGGGCGGCTTTGTGTTGCTGTCATATTCTACACAATAGTCTCCTCTGATTTCGGCGTTATGTTTGTTACATTTATTATCGAAGATATCGTTGACTATTTGCCTGAGATGCGGTAATATACAACACAACGGAACGGAAAACCGACCGAAAACCACGAAATTTGGAGGAAAACACCATGAACGAACAGATTAAAAACTACTTTGAAAACCTCAGAATAAATTCTGAGAACGATGCCACCAAGCTGAGCCGAGGAACCCTTGAAGCCTACTGGACTTACGAATTCAACCTCAACCACAACAGCAGCGAATTTGAATGCAACGAGCTTCCCTGGACAACAGACATGAGCGACTTTGTTAAGACGATGAGAGAAGCGGGGGTTGAAACCATAGCGGTTACAGAAACAAGCACAGCACTTCTTGAAAATCTGCACAAACTTGCCGCACAGGGGTGCAGCATTGATGGACTTTGCATGATAACCAGACCGGACATCTGGGGCAATGCAAAGGAATACCCTGCAATTCGCATCAGACTGAACTAAAAACAAAAGAGCCAAGGGGCAGAACAAACTGCCCCGCAGACGGCTCAGAAAGGAAATCCATATGAAAGTACTTATCGTTGAACCAAGAAAACGACCAAGAGAAGCTGAAATTGACGGCAGTCTGGAATCCATGCAGAAAACGGTCGGCGGGTATCTGCAAGCGATATACCCTTTTGAAGATGAAATTGCCCTTGTTTGTGATGATGAATCAAAGTTGAAATCCGATACGGAGTGGAACAGAATGCTTCCTGAAACAGGTGACATCATCAAAGGCACATTTTTCATCGCAGGTCTTGGAGCAGAAGATTTCACAGATCTTTCTCCTGAACTTATGGAAAAGTACAGACAGCGATTTTGGAACATTGAACTTTTTATTCCTAAGCCAAACGGTCTGATGCCGATCATAATCGGGGACTGACAGCCCGCACGTTCGCCTGTAACGGCAGGAAAAAACGATTCCGAATACCATTCCAATTTGAAAAGCAACGCCACAAATCGCAACGTGGCGGTTGCTTTTTTGCTGTCATAATCTACACAATACAGGGGTGATTTTCAGACTGTATATTCTGGCAGTTTAGCCGCTTGCTATGTGTCCAAAGGTATGGTAATATACAGTTACCGAAAGGGAAAACAACCAAAAAACCACGAAATACGGAGGAAAACACAATGGTATCATACGGAATCGCAAAGGCAAGAGCAATGGCAAACAGAACGGACTGGAACGAAAGAACCGAAATCACAAAGGCGGTCATCACTTGGTTTGATGAGGATTACGAATACGACCTTGAAATTGAAAATGAGGACAGAATGGACGATGAAGAGTTCACAGCATGGGTTGAGGAAAACGCAGAAGACCTTGCTAAGGCAGATTCAGAAGCAAATGAAACGATTTTTGAGGGCATTGACAGAATCGACTTCAAGGAGGACTACATTGATGACGATGCCCTTTTCGATGAGGAGTACGAAAACGCCTGCGAATTTGAATGGGAATGCATGACAGGCAGATAAGCCTTCCTTTCAACCCCCACAAACCACAGCCTTGGAAACAGGGCTGTGTGGCTCGTACCGAAGAAATATAGTACACAAAATAGCCCTGCAATGTTTGTGCAGTATATTTCTCCGAATACCGTTGACTATGTTCCTGAAATGCGGTAATATACAGTTACCGCGAGGGAAAAACAATAAAACGGAGGAATACACAATGGCAAAAACATGGAAAGTAAAAGCGTTGACGGTAACAGGAACAGCAACCGAAAGGGTGGAAAATGGGATTCACATTTACGACCCCGGCAAACAGGAATGGCTGGTGATCAAAGAGTTTGATGACTTTGAAAAAGCCGAAAACTGGATGGCGGATTACATCAGGAAAAACCACTTCTACTACGGCGATTTCAAAATCACACGGTAAGCTTTCCTGCACGTTCCAAACAGCCCCTGAATCAAGGGGCTGTGGCTC